CTATTTTGCTTCAGGTGCACAGCTTGCAGAGCAGGGATTGTCAAAGCCAGGATTGAAAGCGTAGAAGTTTTTAGCGTCCAACTGTTCCTGGATGGAGCGAAGTGCTTCGCCAAATCGCTGGAAATGTACCACTTCCCTTGCACGCAGGAAACGGATAGGATCAGCAACTTCCGGGATATTTCGTACTACACGGAGAATATTGTCATAAGTGGAGCGTGCTTTCTGTTCTGCTGCAAGGTCTTCAAATAGATCCGTGATCGGATCACCTTTACTCTGGAATTCGCAGGCATTAAAGGGAACGCCTCCTGCTGCCTGCGGCCACACGCCAACTGTGTGGTCAATATAATATGGTCCCAGCCCGGAATTCTCAATTTCTTCCATAGTGAGGTCACGGGTAAGCTGGTGAACCATGGTGGAAACCATCTCCAGATGCGCCAGTTCGTCAGCACATAGAAGATATCATTAATTATTCTTCTGGATTTTTGGGAAAATATCTAGCTGGAAACCAATCTCGTTGCCTTTCCCATAAGCGTTTTTAGTATCTTTTGAGTAGGCAACCTTTTCAATCAAACTTTTAAGCATTTTATTCTTGGATTCTGTGTCAAGGCTCCAATAGTTATCAAGTAGCTCTTCACAGCGCGGGATAAAATCCGACTGTTGTTTTATAATGTTCTCGTCATGTTTGATTTCTTCTTTTAATTTTTCTATAGTATCGGAGCATGACTGGATAGATGCAGATATTGTTTTGGCACGTTCAAGGAAAACCTCAGTGGTATAGATACCCTGTTCGAGTAGGTCATATTGTTTTGCTTTTTGGGCGTTTAAGCTTTCCAGCTCGTTTTCTTTTTCATGTATGAGATTTTGTTTAGAAATTATTGTTAAATCAATAGCCTGTGAAGATGTATTAATATCATTGTTTAACTTATATTTCTCCACAATCTCCCTAATTCCATCAAGCACAGCTTTTTCAACCAGAGATAACTTGCTGCTCACTGTGGGGCAAGACGTATATGGACACATGAGGGTATCTTCCTGCCCGCGCTTTTGATAAGGGCGGCGAACCATGGCGCGACCACATTTGCTGCAATAGACAATTCCGGCAAGTGGATTACGAATCGAGTTTGCTATACTAACTGGGCGAGGCGGGTTCTTTTTTCGTATTTCCTGGACGGAATTATACAGATCTTCTGATATAACAGCCGGATGTAATCCATTACAAATAAGAGTATCTTTTGATCGTGGGCGTGTCTTAATTACTTGACCAGTCTGTATAGTCTTCACTGTTTTTCTCCCGTTCCACCGTATTTTTCCGATGTATACCGGATTTGTTAGAATTCCCTGTATGCTGGCAGGAGTCCAGTCACCGCCTAGTGCAGATTCTATCCCCATTTCATTTAATTTCCGCACAATCTTCGCGACTCCAATTTGTTCGCAGCCATCACCGGCATACCAGGTGTAGATCATTTTTACAATCTCAGACTGAGCCGGAATCGGTCGGAGGGTATAACCTTTTTCTTTTTCGAGTTTTACTCTTTCGTATCCGTAAGGTGGTTTGTTACCACAGTATTTCCCTTCTTTTATTGATGAGATTCTTCCGGCGTTCAGTCGGCGCTTGATGGTTTTATACTCTCTGCGGCTCATAAATAGACCAAACTCAAAATATTCTTCATCAAATTCATTGTTTGGATCATATATTTTTGTGGGGGTAATAATTTTCGTGTCAGAATACTGGAAAGCCCTTGACACAATGCCTTGGTCAATAGTATCACCTCTGGCAAGTCGTTCAACTTCCACAACCAGAACTCCATCCCACATACCGGATTCTACCTCATGTAGAAGCTGCTGCATAACAGGACGGTCGGCGATAGTTTCTCCAGATACCACTTCCCGGTAAATAGCGCCTACGGTGTACTCTTTTTTCTTTGCAAGATCTAACAGGATCCGTTCATGTCTGGCAAGAGTTTCACCCTCTCCGTGTGCTTCAGCTTCCCGATCGGCTCTGGATTTCCTTAGATAGATGCATACTGATTCATTCATTTTATCATTCTCCTTTTTTAACTTGTGCGATAATCCAGGAGATGATATAATCATAGTGTAGGTAAGATTTTCTCCGAGATTATCTTATTTATTAAAACCGGTTCCCGTTGGTCGCAGGAGCCGGCTTTTTTATTATTTATTCTATTTCATCAATATCAAGAGAATATCCAAGGACTTCTCCAACATCTGTACATTTTCCTTTTAAAGTAACTGTCTCTCCTTTGGTCATGGAAGCTACTTTTGTTTTTTGTTCATCATTTTTTATGTAGCATTGAACTCCGATAATCTCAAAGTCTCCATCAGCCATCAAGTTAATATACTTTCCAGAAGCGTCAATGTTTGTAAGTTTTCCAGTAATCTCAAGATATTTATCTTTGTATTTATCAGATGCTCCCATGGCATTGTTATCAAGATCTGCCATCATATCATTAACGGAAACAGTGGTATACTCGATCGGCGCAGCTTCTTTCTTTTCTGAAGAAGTAGCCGTTGTTGCACTTTTACCTGATTCCGAATCGCTTTCACCCGCTACAGCTCCGATGATCGCTCCGACAAGGATTATCAGTACAACCCATTTGAGTTTTCCACCTTTTAATTTCTTTCGACACTGTGGGCATACCTTGGCATCTGCCGGAATCTCTGTTTTGCAATACTTGCATTTCTTTGTTTTCTCTGTACTCATACTACAGTTCCTCCTTATACTTTTGAGTTGATTCTAGCACATATTGTAAAGTTTTAGAATATTTTTGTTAAAATTTTTGTTTCGAAATTTGTCGGATTTATTTAAAACAGTGTAAAAATGTGCTATTATATACATCATGTAAAGTTGTTTTTGTCTAAAAAAAGAGGCGGTATTTTGAAATTAGCCAAAAAAGTTATAATTTTTGTCGGAATAATATTGATAATCAGTTACATAGTTCATGTTCCGAGTCGGACACGCAATCTCTCATGTAAAAATTCTACGGTCAGCCTTGTCCGGCAATCTAGCAGACATTCTACAGTCAGAAGGAGCGTTCCTAACCAGATACAGATTATTTTTGTGCTGCTATACCGTATAATTCCACGTAAAACGCATTTTATATTCGATAGTGCTAATATTTTCTTTACGATTACGCACATTCCGGTTTATCACTGGCAGTTAGCAAGGAGGGATTTGTCTGCCGATGCCGTTTTATCGTACCAAAGATAATGTAAAAGAGAACAAATGTTCTTGATTGTGCGATATTGGAGGGATAGAAAATGGATTACAAAAAAGGAAATTATTGAGATGATAGAGAATAGTGAAAATGAGGGCAAGTTAAAATTTGTCTATACGATTCTTATCAAATATCTAAAATCAAAGAAGCAAGGGGATTAACCCTTGCTCCTTTTGTTTAGCGATGAAACTATTTGTTTTATTGCTTTCTTATCTTCTTTATCGAGTGCTTTGTATTCCTCGATAAAATCTAAGATGTCAGGTTCCGACATAAGATTTCCAATTATGGTTGCATAATCATCATCGCTTTTAGAACCCATGAGGTATGTCGGTGTTACTTCCAAAACGCCACATAGAAGTTCAATAGTGTCCATGTCTGGCTTACACTTATCTTTTTCCCAGTCACTAATTGAATTGTGCTTTGCATTGATTTTTTCTGCAAGTTGTTTCTGGGTCAGCTTCTTTACCGTTCTGGCTTGCTTGACTTTCTCGCCAAATGTCATTATCGTTTCCTCCCTTCATAACTAATAATAATATAAAAATTTCGGACTGTCAATAAAATAATTTCGATTTTTTCGAAACTTCTTCTTGACATTCGGATATTTCGAAGTTATACTATAATTGTTCGATAGGAACGAAATTCAAACAGAAAGGAGAAATGAAGAATGTGCGTTGGTAAGAAAATCAAGTCATACCTTGAAAACAACGGCATAACACAGACATTTGTCGCCAACAGAACTGGAATTCCTGTTCAGAAACTCAATCTTTCTCTCAATGGAAATCGCAGATTAGATTTCGATGAATACGAACTAATTTGTGGGGCGTTATCCGTTGGGACCGACAAGTTTCTTGAACCAAGGTTGCCAGAAGTTAAGTAGAAAGGAGTGTATGAAGATGGAAGGAAAATCAATCGCCGGACTTACGGACTATGCTTTTGAGATGCTTGGATATGATAAAGAAAAGATTCTCAAGGCAGTAGAAAATTGCGTAATGGCAATGGGAGAATTGACAATCGCAGAAAGCAAAGTTGCCCGTAAGCATCTGGACTCTGTTATGGAAGAAATGTATAAGCGGAGTCAAGACACCTTAATAAATACTATTCAGCCTCGTTTATAATCTTATTTTCATGAACGACAAAATTATAAGCATAGTTATAGGCTTGTACATACTGGTTGGACAGTGACAGTACATCAGAAGAATTAACTTCATCTTCTCTGTTTAATTTATTAACTTGTGCAGTTGCTTGGATATAAGCTAAAGCAATATTGTGTGCTGCCAGTTCTGAATTTATAGTACGGATTTCTGAAAGTTCACTGTAACTTAAACCAAAATTATCGGGCATAGCAAATTCCTCCTTTCCAAAGGAGAGTATAGCATAAAAAGGGAGTGAGTACATATCAAAAAAAGAAATTATTTCGTAGAGAAATAGGTGGTAAATAATGGGAGCAAATAATTTTACACACTTTACTGGAAAGAAATCTTCGTTCAAAACTAAAAAGAGAAAGAAGAAAGTAAAAGTGAAAAGAGTTCATAAAAACAAATATGAAAGGAGCGTAAATGGACACATTACAATTTAATAAAGCCGTCAGTCGGCACTGCAAAGAATCTGGTGGAGACTGTTGCAACTGTGATCTGCGGCTTTACTGTTACCTATCGCCCAGCGAGCGACCAGATGAGTTAGTGAGTTTGGTTATTGATTTTTTGCATAACCACATTGAAAACCATGATCATTATACCCATCACACTGCGGCTTCATTTCCGTGTATTGATGATATGGACATGAGCACCGCAGTAGGCGGAGAACTGTTACAAGAAGCAAAAAGAAGCAAATAACATATCTTAACATAGTGAATGCATAAAAAGGGAGGTTTACCGATGGCAGTAATCAAAACAATCAAAATGGGGTCTGGGGTAATCAGGATACATGATGATTACTGCAAGGATAATACACAGGAAGACAATCAAAGGATTGTCGATGAATGCTCAAGAATTATCTTGGACTACTACAGAAGAAAAGAAGCAAATTTGGCATAAGCGCCCCGGAGGGAGTCACGACCTCCACCCCGGAGCAGTAAGCCACTAAACCTAACTTAGTGGATACAGGTAAATTATAATCCTCTATCCGCTAAAAAGTCAATATTAAGCGAGAGGAAAATAACATGGAAAATAAAAAAAATGCAACAAACAATGAAAAGATTACATGGAACGATTTGGAAACAATGCTAGCTACCGAAATCGTAAGAAAAGCAAAGAGAGAGACTAAGAAGTGGTTCAGCGCATGGCTTTTGACTGCCGCGCTGTTAATCATTACTAATATCTTTTGGTATATTGCTTACAGTCTGTAATCTTTTTTCTTTTTGGAGGGAAAAGAATGAAATCACCCAGACAAAACAGAAAGGATATCGTAGTCAGTGCGATTATCGGGGCACTGCTTACTTTTCTTCCGGTGTGGATGTGGGAGAAGAGCTTGCAGCAGGTCCTGGCAGGCATTGTATTTGCGCTGTTTACGTATTTAGCACTGCTTTAAGAAAGGAGAACGAAAATGTTTAAAAAAGAAATCAAAGAGCTTTTTGAATTAGCATGGAGAGTTTCAAACGAAACAGATTATTTTGTTTCGTTTTACATCACTTCGCACGTGCATCTTTGCGATATCGACATTATGAATTCAAAGTGGGATCCGAACAGGAAAAAGGATGGAAATTACACAATCTACTTTGATAGTAAACTGCTTAAGAAGGAATCAGCTAAGCAGTGCAAACTTGCAAAAGCACATCTTCTTAGACTCTTAATAGATGGGAGGTGTCCGCTAAATGTTGAATCAGATGGAGTTGAAGCTCCTGCCGACAATGGAACTGATAACAACGGCGAACGAGCTTATGACGGAGCTGAACAGACGGAAAGAGTACATTCTTGATTGGGAAAATCCGGACATGTATCTGAATCACCTCGAGTATCACTGTGCCGGCGGAGTATTTTCGAATGGCAAAAAAAATCCGGTGAGAGGGGATGGTTCTGACAATGTGTATTGCTTTTTTAAGGCGGTATAAACATGGAAGAGCGCATTAATGAGATTGTTAGATTAATCGACACCCAGCTTGCTATTGTGCCGGATAATCCGATAGAAGAATCATACAAGGCAAGAACATTGGCAAGCTACGTACAAGCCTTAAATGGGCTTTTAACGGCTCAAAAATCATATAAGGAGGAAAGTATTAGTGAGTGAATTTGAAATCCGTATTCCGGCAAGGAAGAAGCAGCCGGCAACCGATAAGGATAGCCCGGTCGTGAAAGTATCACCGGACGCATACAACGCACTGGTTGAGATTTATAACGAATCAACCATATCAATGAAAAATATTGCAAGCTTGCTGATTATTGAGGGCAGCAAGCATGTGGTTTATGACAAGGAGGAATAACAATGGCAACACCAGTATTGATTATTGGAAAATCTGGATCCGGAAAAAGTACTAGTCTTAGAAACTGTCAAAACAAAAACTGGAACCTTATCAGAGTATTAAACAAGCCACTTCCATTCAAGGGGAAAATTGACGGATGGTTTACAGATGATTACCAGCAGGTAATGAAATGCCTAATTGCATCAAAAGCGGATTCTATTGTGATTGATGATGCTGGATATCTTATCACCAACCACTTTATGAGAGGACACGCTTCTTCCGGAAAAGGTAATGCAGTGTTTGCTCTGTACAATGATATCGGAGACTATTTCTGGAATCTTATCCAGTTTATTGTCACGAAAGTGCCGCAGGACAAGATAGTATATATGATGATGCATGAAGAAAAGGATGATTCTGGAGATGTGAAGCCGAAAACCATCGGAAAACTACTTGACGAAAAGATTTGTTTAGAAGGTCTTTTTACGATTGTTCTCCGCTGTATTGAAGAGAGTGGAAAGCATTTATTTGTCACTCAGGCAAGTCAGGGAGCTGTCAGCAAATCACCGATTGGTATGTTTGATTCACTGACCATAGACAATGATCTGGCAGCGGTAGACAAGATTATTAGAGATTATTACGAATTAGGAAAGGGAGAGAATAAAGATGAATAAACCGGCAATGTATGATACAACACAGGCAGCAGGAGAATTTGAACCAATTAAGCCTGGCGGTCATAAAATGGTGATTAAACAGGTGTCTGAACGTCAGTCAAAACCAGACGATGAGGGAAAAACTAAAAATATGCTCGTTATTCTGTTTGATTTTGCCGACGGTGACGAACAGGCTGGATATTTTATGAAGCAGTTCGAAAATGATATCCGACCAGATAAGAAATATCCGAATGCAGGCACAAACTACATGGTTATTGACGATAGTGTAGATTATGGTGTTCGTAATCTCAAAACATTCATTACATGCGTAGAAAAGTCAAATCCTGGATTTGCTGTTAAGTGGGGCGATAACTTCGGACAGCAGTTCAAAGGCAAGCTGATCGGTGGCATCTTCCGTCTGGAGAAAGACTGGTACGGCAATAAAGAAGTGAAACGTCACAAGTTAGCATGGTTCCGCAGTGTGGAGGGAATTAAGGACGCAGATATCCCAGAAGAGCGTACCACAAAAGCGTATGACGATCATCTGAAGGAAGAAGCTATCATGGGAGCCAATCCAGCAGGTACGGACTTTATGAATATTCCAGACAGCGTAGCAGATGATGTCCTTCCGTTCAATTAATATAGAGGTGAGTTAATGGGATATACGCATGGAATACCATGGAATGACGATCTTATCAAAGAAAATATTATTATAGTTGTTGAGAAATTGAATTTAGATCATTTTCCAACTCATTCCGAAATGATAGAAGTTTTTGGAAATAAAAGTCTTGCTTGCAAGATTGCAAAGCATAAAGGGACTGTGTATTGGGCTGAAAAACTTGGGCTGCCTCTTAAATATTCCGATACGACTTTTGGAAACAAATATGAAATAAAAGCAATTTCAGATATTTACGAGAATATCGGATTGAATAGTGTACAAACAAGCTCAAGGCACCCTTATGATTTGCTTACTGATAGCAGTGTAAAAATAGACGTAAAAGCATCTAAGGAATTTACAAACAATTGCAATTCAAAGGCATTTACATTCAACCTTGAAAAGAAAAATCCGACTTGCGATATCTTCCTTTTATATTGTTTGAACGATGATGAAACATATCGAAAGGTATTAATAATCCCTTCCTGTTCAATCATCGGAAAAACGCAAATAGGAGTAGGAGAGAATAGTAAATGGAATCGTTACGAAAATCGTTGGGAGATTATAAAACAGTATAGTGAATTCTTTAGAAAATACAAATACCAGAAGGATGTGATCTGATTGGTCATACAATGTGATACACGTGAACACAAAAAGGAATGGAAACGGATTCAGAGTCAGTTTGATAGCCTTGGAGTGCAGTATTTTCGTTCTAAATTGTATTGCGGAGATTATCAAAGTCTTGATAATGCAAAGCTCTGTATTGACCGTAAAAAGGATTTACAAGAGCTTTGTGGAAATGTCTGCCAGCAGCATGAAAGATTCAAAGCGGAGCTTATCAGAGCGCGTGAGGCAGGTATTCAGTTGATTATCCTATGCGAGCATGGACCAGATATTAAATCAGTTGGTGATGTATATTTCTGGGAGAATCCAAGGAAACACAAAGTTATCTGGAGAACTGTAAACGGCAAGAGAGTAAAGGCTGTGATATCTGACAAAGCTGTTGATGGCTGTCAACTATACAAATCTCTATGTACGATCAGAGATAAATACGGAGTCCAATTTGAATTCTGTACAAAAGAAGAGACTGGACGGCGAATCTTGGAGTTGCTGTCATGACTAAGGAAGAAATCAAACAGTCAGTGAAAATGCCGGAAATTCTTTCCAGATATGGACTGAAACCGAACAGAGCGGGATTTATATGTTGCCCTTTTCACAAGGAAAAGTCAGCATCCTGCAAAATCTACGATGATTCTTTCTACTGTTTCGGCTGTGGAATCGGCGGTGATGTGTTTGATTTCGTGATGCAATACGAATCCGTTCCTTTTAGTACTGCATTTATTGAACTGGGCGGTACTTATGTATCAAAAAAAGGTAAAAGCCGCAACCAGATCAGACATGAAATGAGAGATATCAAATCAAAAAAATGCAATCCCGCTCAGGATCCCAGCGAACTTGAACAGGTAGAAAAGAACATGTTTATGTACGAAACAGCACTAAAAACTTTCCCTCCTGGTTCAGAAGAGTGGTATATGTGCCAGTTCAACCTTGAAAAAGAAAAAAGCAGATATGAAATATTATCAGCTAAGGCAGGAGGTGAGAAGCATTCTTGAAAATATTGAAAATTTGCAAGCAAATGATTTTATGCAGAAGAAGTTATATGAAGAACTTTTTGCGATAAAAAGTAAAATCGACCGCTCGGAAGTTAAATTTAAGTTGATGGACAGAGCGAAGAGCTTGAGAGTAAAAAGCATAGCCGAGGAATTCATAAAAGAATTCCAGAAAGCAGAACAGGACAAAGAAAAGGAAGAAAAAGCAAATCGTTCTTTGCAAACTGTAGAAAATATTACAAATTTTTATGAGGATGATATTGGAAAAGAATATCCTAACATGGCTTGCGGAAGCTGGATAGCTACAGAAAACGGAATATTTTCTTCTGAGACATCCAAGGCAAGGGAACTTGTGTGCCACCATCCAATAATGCCAATCAAAAGATTAAAGAATCTTGAAACCAATAAGGAACAGATAACCATAGCTTTTAAAAGAGATGGACTTTGGTCTGAAATGACTGTTCCTAAAAGCAATATAGCTTCGACACAAAAAATTGTCGAGCTTGTTGATTATGGAGTTCAAGTTAATGCGGAGAATGCAAAACTCCTCATAAAATATTTATCTGATGTAGAAATGTATAATGCCGATATGATAGACATACAACGTTCTACGAGTAAGCTTGGGTGGCATGGTGATGTATTTGTCCCGTACGATCTTTCGATTGTTTTCGATGGCGAATACCGCTTTAGAACGCTATTCCAGAGTATACAGGAAGGTGGAGATTACTTTAAGTGGGTGACTCTAGCTAAGCAGCTACGGTCGTGTGGACGATTAGAGCCACGGATAGCACTTGCAGCATCTTTTGCAAGTGTTCTTATACATCCACTTAATGCACTGCCATTCATCGTAGATTTCTATGGGCAGACAGGCGGAGGCAAAACGGTGACCATTAACATAGCCGCTTCTATCTGGGGGGATCCTGCTCCAGGAGCTTATGTGGGAAATTTCAGAGCAAGCGATACAAATTTGGAAATTCGTGCAGATATGCTCAATAGTTTGCCGATGGTGTTAGATGATTCTAAAAACGCATCTAAGTACGTGCAGGATAACTACGAATCATTGATTTATAATCTTTGCGCCGGGAAAGGAAAAGGGCGTTCAAACAAAGATCTTGGTGTTGCAGAAGAAAAAACTTGGAATTGTGTCACTATCTGCAACGGCGAGAATCCTATTTCAGAATTTGCAGATTCCGGTGGAGCAATCAACAGAATTATTGAAATTGAGTGCTGCGAAGATATTTATGAGAATCCAGCAGAGATTAATAGCACTGTAATGAAAAATTATGGTTTTGCTGGAAGAGTGTTTGTTGGGAATCTTAAGAGATTTACACCAGATGAATTAAAAGAAATGAAATCTGATATTGAAAAGGGCTTTGATGGATATAATTTTCCAGCAAAACAGGTCATGGCAATATCTACACTGCTTCTGGCTGACAAATTAGCTACAGATTTCATATTTAAGGATGGACGTGAGCTGACAGTCGAGGATGTTGCAGACATACCTACACGCAAGAAAGATGTATCGGAGGGCCAACGATGCTATGAATTTATCATTGAAAGCCTTTCAGTATACGGACAGCACTTTGATGCGCAATTCAGCTGCGATCAGTGGGGATTCAAAGAGACACCAGATGAGTACGGAGACGTATATGTGTATTTTTATCCAAAGCCTCTTGAAAATCTCCTGAAGAACAACGGATTCTCCAGAAAAGCCTTTTCAGCATGGGCGATTAATCGAGAATTAATTAAGCATACAGGAAAAAGGGATACGGTAATAAAAAGAGATGGGGGAAGTGTAATGAGACTTGTTGCTGTAAAGATTATTGATATAAAAGATCTTGAAGACGAACAGGAAAATGAGCATGTTGAAGCTGATTTTATACCTGCTAATACTGGAACAAGTGTTCCGTTTTCGTGATTTGTAACCATGTAACCATGTAACCCGCGGAAAAGCATGTGTATAGGGAATAAAAAAATATATAAAAAAATCATATATACATTGCAATCTCCTATAGGAAAACCTTGGTTACATTGGTTACACGGTTACATAACTCTGAAACCCGCATAAAATAAGGGTTTGCGGTGTAACCAATGTAGTTGAAATGTTGGTTACACGTTGGTTACAAAAATAAAATGATTGCACAAATTAAAAAATAAAATTAAATTGTATGAAAATTCAGATTGTTACAATTGGTTACTAAGGCATAAGGAGTGGTTACAAAAATGAAAAAAGAGAAGCTTAATAAAAAACAGCGGTACGCATTGGACACAATGTTGTCTGGCAGTAATGTTTTCCTTACGGGAGATGCAGGAACAGGTAAAACAACGGTTATTCAAACGTTTATTGATGAGGCGGAAAAAGCTGGTAAAAGTGTTCTGGTATCTGCCACTACCGGAATAGCAGCAGACAATATCGGATATGGAGCTACTACCGTGCATCGTGCATTGAATATCTCAATTAAGTTTGAGGACTACAAGAAAAAAGTAAAATCCAGAGCTGAACTTCTGAAAGAAGCAGATATTCTCATCATTGATGAAATCAGTATGTGCCGGTTTGACCTGTTCAACATGATTGCAAAGACAATTATCACGGAAAACGAAGAGAGAGCCGTTGAAAGATTATTAGAAGGCAGCGATAAGGAAGATGTACAACTTATCGTAATTGGTGACTTCTATCAGCTTCCGCCAGTTATTACGACAGACGATCGAAAAATTCTCTGTCGGATGTATGGATCTGATTATGGAAAGGGTGGAAAGTACGAACACGGATATGCTTTCATGTCTGAATACTGGAAAGAAATGGGGTTTGAATATATCAAACTTGATGAGGTATGCAGGCAGAATGATGAGGGATTTAAGTATGTGCTGAATGATATTAAATATGGCAATAATATTAGAAAATCCATTGCATATCTGGAGAATAACGAATCAGACAAGGTTATACCAGAAGCACCATTCCTGGTTGGAACAAATGCTGAAGCTGATCGGATTAATAATACTTTCCTCGGGAAATTGGATAAAAAGACCGAAAAGATATTCCATGCAGCAGTTGACGGAGAATTAACGTCTGCTGATATTAAGAACATTGCATTTTCCAGAGAGGACTTAATTCTTAACATCGGTGCAAAAGTGATGATTACAGTCAATGATCTGTCTGGAAACTACGTCAATGGAACGATTGGCATTATTCAGAAAATTGTGGACAACGGAGAATTTGAAGAATCCTATCTGGTTATCAAGACTGATAAGGGCAAAACAGTTAACTTGTACAGATACAGTAAGGACATTGAAAAGCAAGTCATTGAGGAGTCTGAACAGGAAAAAGACGGACAGAAAATCGTAAAAGAGAAGATCAGCCGTAAAAAAGCCGGATCATTTTCACAGTTCCCGGTAAAACTTGCCTGGGCAATCAGTATTCATAAATCACAGGGACAGACATTTGAAAAGATTAATATTGATCCTTGCTGTTGGGATCCAGGACAGTTCTACGTGGCTGTTTCACGTGCGAAATCAGCAGACGGCATACATTTTATCAGACCAATAAAACAAAGCTATATCAAGGCGTTTAGCAAGGATAACGAGAGACTTCTTGAACAAAGTTTTGAGGCAGAAGAAGGTGTATAAGTATGAGAGTGACGCACGAGCAGATACCGAACACCATAAAGTTTTTACAGATTGACTTTCCGGCACTGGTCCTCCAGACTGCCGGAATTGAGGCAAAAGATGAATACTGGCAGCAGGTAGTTGAACAGATCCATGTTGTATCTGAAAAATATAACAAAAATGGATTCGTAGATCACATGCTTGTTGCTTATTCGAATTATCTTTCCAAGATGTTTAATAAGGCAAAAGGATTGGAAAAGGAGAATCAAAATGCCGTACAACACAAAGAATAGATACGAACAGGGACAAGCCCTCAGAAAAGAAATATATATGTATATCGTCAGTTATGTCAAACTGGTTGGATATGCACCTTCAATTACAGAAATTTCTGAAAGGGTGGATGCCGGGAGAGCTACGGTCTGGAAACATATCAACCAGCTAATTGATGATGACCTACTCAGAACGAACCATCCCAGTACTGACAGAGCATATGCTCCAGTTGGGTACGGAATAAGAAAGATAAGCAAGGAGATAAAATGAAACTTTATGATATTGTTGCAGCAAACGGTGAATTTGTAGAGTCCTTGACGCAAAGAGAAATTATGAATAAATTCGGACTTACAAAATGCAGATTCCGTACATTCTTGGATAACAGCTATCTGATTGACGGCAAATATTGGATAGATGACTCCGCTGAAGATATGCAGGTGACCAGAAACGGATGTCGGAAGATGTTAAAACAGTTTGATGCTTTAACAGAAAACATAAGGAGGGCTGTTGGATGGGAAACCTAAAAATTAAGCAGAAAAAGAAAGCATTCATTCCATATACGAATCAGCAGGCTCATATGTTTGCACAGTCTATCCAGAACTGCCAGAAAGAGCTTAAGGAAATGGAAAAGAAAGCTTATGAAGATGGTTTTACTGTTGGTGAAGATTGGAGCAACACGATCAACACTGTCACCACCATGATGGCTCTGAGACGCTTATATGGCTTTTCTACGAAACGTTTGCTCACAGTCATGCGGACTGCCAACGAATACGTCAAAATGGCAAATAGGGGCGAAATGAGCGTCCTGAACATGATGCAGGACATTGAGGAGAACACAGATGTAAGATTTGATGAGATGAATAAGAATCTGGTTAAGAAGATGGGAGTTTAAAATGAAGTTTATAGATTTTTTCGCAGGAATCGGAGGATTTCGCAGGGGAATGGAATTAGCGGGGCATGAATGCGTTGGTTTTTGCGAATTCGATAAATTTGCTACTGCGAGTTACATCTCAATGCACTTACTGACAGAAGAGCAGCGAAAGACATTGGAAGATATTCCTATCAAGAAAAGACAGAAGGAAATATTAAAGGAGGAATACAGAAATGGAGAATGGTATGCAAATGACATTCGAAGAGTGTATGCCGGAGGCATTCCAAAAGCAGATTGCTGGTGTTTCGGATTCCCTTGTCAGGACATATCCGTTGCAGGAAAGCAAGCCGGATTTCAAGGAAATCGTTCAAGCCTGTTTTTCAGAGTTATGTACCTTGTCGGACAGCTCAAAGAAGAAGATAAACCCACTTACCTTTTCATTGAGAACGTTAAAAATCTGCTTAGTGTTAATGGAGGATGGGATTTCGCCAGACTGCTCATTGAAATGGATAGGGCAGGGTATGATGCAGAATGGCAAGTGCTCAACTCCAAAGATTTTGGAGTGCCACAAAACCGGGAAAGATGTTTTATTATTGGACATCTTAGAAGCAGAAGTACCGCAAAAATATTTCCTGTCGAAAGAGCAGACAGAGAAAATAGTATTCAAATAATTGGACACAGGAACGGATATAAAAGAAATACGCAGGTATTCGTACAAGATGGAATTACAGAAGCATTAAGCACCTGTCAAGGCGAAGAAAGGGGACACCACACTGCCTTACCATGTTTCATAGATTTATGTTACCAGGGATCGCAAATGACGGACACTGCAAGATGCTTAAAAGCAAGATACTACAAAGGCGTAGCGAACCACGCCGGACAGGATAGTGGAATTGCAATAAAAACCATAGGAGAAGTTAATTCGTCACAAGATGGGAAAGTGCTTGGAATTGATGGAATCGCAAAATGCCATTCGGCAGGACATAACAACAATCCGAAGATAGCACTTCCGGTTCTGACACCGGATCGAGTAGAAAAGCGTCAGAATGGGAGAAGATTCAAAGACAATGGCGAGCCAATGTTTACACTTACAAGAGCAGATATACATGGCGTAGCGATTGAACCTACTGGATTTAATTGTATGCCAGATGGAACATGCAGAACATTGAAAAATCAATACCAGAAAAACAGTGGAGTAAATTTCGCTTGCCAAACAGACAGAGGTGCTACGGCTGTTGCTGTTAAGTTCAAAAACATTACAGCAAGCACAATCAGGAAAGTTGCTCCTAGAAATAAAGTTTCGATACTTAGAGGACAATCGCAAGAAAATAATTTAGATATTTGCGTAAAGGTAGCAGAAGCAACAAAACAAGGATATTCAGAGTGCAGAGTTGGTGTCGATGCTGTGAATTTATCAGTTCTAGGTAGTAAGACAAGAAGAGGAAGAGTTGGGAAAGAGATTGCAAACACACTAGACACAAGCTGCAATCAAGGGATATTTGTTCAAGTGTCGGAAGAATTGGTTGCATATGCAGTCTGGTATGAAAAATATCAGTGTTACATAGCAATCCGGAAGCTGACACCGAAAGAATGTTTTCGGCTGCAAGGTTGGTCGGATGATTATTTTAAAAAGGCTCAGTTTGTTAATTCTGACAGCCAGTTATACAAACAGGCAGGAAACGGCGTAACAGTGACAGTTATAGAAACTATAGCAAGAAAAATGAACGTAAATCTAAATTGATAGCGTGTCAGTTGCTTACATGGGGAAAGTGAGGGTAGAAATGAAAAAAAATAATTACACTTCATTCTTCAAAACGAAACCAAAGAAAGTAGAGAGATACATTCGTTGTAGGAAATGTGGCGGAAACATGGAATGGAGTAGAGACTTTCCACCACAAATTAAATGTCCGAAGTGCGGATATACTGTATATCCACAACCTTATGAGACAGATTGTATCAAACTGCCAGAAACATGGGAAGAATATTTTGAATTATATGAGAAAGCGAGGACACAATGGAGGAACTAAAGCCTTGCCCGTTTTGCGGAGGAAAAGCAGAAATGCTGATTAATGAATATAACGATTCAAAAAAAGAATATCTTGTAGCTTGCGCAGAATGCGATGGAATGGTTGAACGTTGGAGAGAAACAGAGGAAGAAGCTGTAGAACAGTGGAATCGAAGAGCAAGTGAGAAGGAGGACGCAAAATGTTAATCAGAAGTCAAGATAAAAGAATGATTGTAAATTTCGACAATATTTGTACAGTATCAGCATTCCCTGAAAAGGATAGTGAGGATATCTATGTCGAAGATGGCACAGGCTCACTCATGGTCGGAAAATATTCCACCAAAGCAAAAGCCATGAAAGTACTGGATATGATTCAGGAAGCATATTGTAAATTTATGTCGGTAAAAAACGATGATGCTTGGAGCGGGAAAGAATCCGTGTTTTATATGCCAGAGGATAGTGAGGTGGAAATATGAAAAGATCTGAAACAACAAAATTTCTTAGTCAATTGCTGGAAAAAAGCTGTTTTTCTGGCCCAGGTAAATACTGGGCTATAGATGGCTCGTGTGGAAGCATGATTAAATACTGCGATATGAGTGCAGGAGAACTGTTTGGAAAAGTGTTATGGTACAGCACTATTAAGAAATCAGATATTGATATCTACGGCTGTGATGCGAACCTTTCTGCTGGTCAATGCCACTGACCAAAGATTATATCGACAGGTGCGAAATGGAAGTAGTTGGCAACATTTTCGACAATAAAGAACTATTACAGGAGGAAACAGAATAAGAGGGAAAAATGGAAAAATATTTATTTAGCAGCAATTCCGATCAATGGGCTACACCTAAATATATTTTCGATGAATTAAACAAAGAGTTTGATTTCACGCTAGACCCATGCGCGGACGCAAAAAACCATAAATGCGAGAAATTTTTTACTAAAAATGAAAATGGTCTTATACAGGACTGGGGGGGATGCGAGTGTTTTGCAACCCGCCTTACGGAAGAGAAATATATCAATGGGTTGAAAAGAGCTATCAGGAAGGACATAAAGAGAATACGCTCGTTGTTTTACTGGTTCCGGCAAGGACAGATACGAAATGGTTTCAAGATTTTGTATATCACAGATCGGAAATTAGATTTTTGAAAGGAAGGTTAAAATTCGGAGACAGTAAGAATAGCGCACCGTTTCCGTCAATGATAGTAATTTTTAGAGGGCCTAAAATGTAAGCACAGGGAGGAATCAGATGAGCAGACTGATTGATGCAGACGAATTAATCAAATACATTAAAATTTGGGAGATCGGGACAAGTATTAGTTCAGATCAGAAAGAGTTTATTGATTGTGTCAACAAACAGCCGACTGCTTTTGATGTAGAAAAGGTTACGGATGAAATTTTAAGAGCAAGCTGTATAGCAAGACCCATGGGGTGGGATCGTAAAAGAGAAATTATTGAAACGCACACGGCAATTGAAATCGTGAAAGGCGGTGGAGTAGATGATTGATTTAACTGGAAAAAGCGTATTCGTAAAAACACAGGAAGAATATTCTAAAATTTTAAGAATAGCAAGATTACAGGGCTTTAAGTGGTCAAGAGGGAATCATTTAAACGTAATCGATATTCCACTTCCAAACATGTTAAATTTTTATGATGAAAGAATAGTAACATACAGCAGTGATGAACGAAAAATGTATGAAGCATCCGAAATTGTTGCGTGCGAAGAAAAGATTAAGGAAGCAATAGCTCACGTTAAGTATTTTGCTGACAATAAATATAGAATGTCATTAACAGATAAAGTTATTGAATCAATGTTGTTACTTGCAGATACCGTAGAAAGTCAATTGGAAGAGGTGAAGTAGATGGAGAGATTAACAAAAAGAGATTTTTCAAGAATCACATATAACGAACGCCGAAGCATTATGTGCAGTTCATATTGCGATAATTGCTCACAGGGTGCAGGAAATTGCAAAACAGTAAAGAATATGATTAAAAAACTCGCCACTTATGAAGACTTAGAAGAACAGGGCTTGCTTGTGAGATTTCCGTGTCCTATTGGCACAACTGTATGGGATATATATGGCATGGGTATTCGAAAAAACGTGGTAAGCGGAATTGAATACGGAAAAGACGGCAGATGGTTTTTATGGGCGAACGAGGATGAATGGCTTGGAGAATTGAATGTTGTGGTATTCCTCACCCGTGAAGAAGCTGAAAATAAGTTGGAGGAACTCAAAAATGAAATTTAAAGAATTTATAAACTGGTGCAATGAAAGAGCCTGTGATGGATGTTGGGGAATGTTAGAAGCAATAGCGTGTATTAATTTAATAAATGAGATTATGAAAATCCAATTTTGGAAAAGAGAAAAAATCTGGAAAGAAAATTATGAACAGCAGGTATTGGAAGAGATTATTAATCCGATAGAGAAGAAGTTGGAGGTGATGAAGAATGAATAAATGTTATGCAAGTCAAGACGGAATATGTAGAAACTCTATTCTTTTCGGAACAAGATGCGATGGTTACAAAGAAAGATGTAAATTAAGACCAACTTATAACGCTCTTGAACGAACAGTGAAAAATTATCAGCACAATTTAAGGAAAATATTTGGAGCAGAGGATTAATATGAAACCAGAAGAAGCATTAAAAGAATTAAGTTATGATAGCACGGCTTATGGTGGTAAATGTACATCCGAGGTAAGGAAAGTAGCTGTTAAGGCAATGAAAAAACAGATTCCGATGAAGCCGAAAGATACTAAAATTATCAGGGATTTTTCTGGTAGATATTACAGTATCAGAGGAACATGTCCGATATGCGGAGAGAAAAATTTGTATAAATCGAATTATTATTGTGATAAGTGCGGACAGCGGCTTGACTGGAAAAGAGGTGATATAAATGATTGATAGTTTAATAGCATTTACATTTGGAATAATATTCGGATCATTTGGCACTATTTTCTTAGTTGCACATTTTGGTGGCAAGCGTAATAAATAGAAATAAAAAGGAGTGATGATATGCGAACCAGGAAAAAGTCGCTTGTTGATTTTGGAGTATATCCAGAAGACATTAACCGATTAAGGGATATATGTCAGAAAGCTACACAAGAGCAGAGACACGATATTTTACACTGCTGCATAAGCTCTTGCCCGCCGGGGATTGAACTTCTGGTGTATGAATCTATTGTAACAAACAAATCCTATGACCGTATCATGAAGACAAAGTACATACCGGCAAAGCGAGACGATTTCTATGCATACAAGCGCAAGGCAATGGCTATGTTTTATGATACTTTAAGAAAACTAAGAGAAATATAATACTACAATTAATATTAAAATGTGGGGACAAATTTTTCTGCCATGTATGGTAATATAGTATATATCTATGACTATGTGCCATATATGGCAGTTTTTGTTTGGAGGTGAGAACGTGGGAATGCCAATGGGAAAACCGCCCATGTATAAAACGGTGGATGAAATTGAAAAAAAAATCGAAAAATATTTTGAGGATTGTAAAGGATATCCTTTGACTGATAGCAAAGGCAAACAAATGTTTAATAAATTCGGGTCTCCCGTTTTTGTAGACGTTCACCCTCCGACCGTTACAGGACTTGCTCTGGCCCTTGGATTTACAAGCAGACAGGCTCTTTTAAACTATCAAGCAAAACCAGAGTTTGTTGACACGATTACGCGCGCGAAAGCCAGAGTGGAACAGTACGCAGAGGAAAGACTATTTGATCGTGACGGTTCAAATGGCGCTCAGTTTAGTCTTAGAAACAACTTCAAGGGTTGGGACGCTGACAAGAAAAATGATGATTTCGGAGACGGAAAGATTACGATTGTGAACAATATTCCAAGACCGGAGAAACAGGATGGAAAGTAACGCTATCAAACTGAATGAGATTGTGGCACCAGCATTTTACAATGTGTTTTGGGATATTTTAGATGGTAAACACACTTACTATGATCTGTACGGCGGGCGTGGATCCACGAAGTCGTCTTTTGTGGGTGTAATGATTCCTTTCCTGATGATGCAGGACGCAGAGAATGATGTGTTCTCGAATGCTGTTATTTTCCGTAAAGTTGGAAACACACTTCGAGAATCCGTTTATGAACAGATAGCATGGGGAATTGACGCGCTCGGAGTCAATGAACTATGGGACACCAGTGTAAGCCCTATGCAGTACACTTATAAGCCTACTGGACAGAAAATCATATTCAGAGGACTGGACAAGGCAAAAAAGACTAAATCTATTAAAGCAAGCAAGGGATATTTCAAGTATCTCTGGTTCGAGGAGCTTGACGAATTTTCGGGAATTGAAGAAATTCGTACAGTGCAGCAGTCAGTCCTTCGAGGCGGCAGTAAGTTTGTTGTATTTAAGACATTCAATCCGCCAATTAGCCGGAGCAACTGGGCGAATGTGTATGTAGAAGAGCCACGAGACGACAGCTACAGACATAAGAGTGATTACAGATCAGTTCCTGTTGAATGGCTTGGTCAACAATTCCTTGATGATGCGGAGCATCTTAAAAAGACAAATCCAAGAGCCTATCAGCATGAATATCTTGGATTGCCTGTCGGACTCGGTACAAATATCTTTGAGTTGTTGGAAATCCGAACGATTCCAGACGAAGAAATTCAAAAATATCAAAGTGTCTATCAGGGGCAAGACTGGGGATGGTACCCGGATCCCAAAGCGTTTATTCGTGTGGCTTATGTGCCTAATCAGGACAAAGTTATCCTGCTGGATGAGCTTGGCGGATGTAAAATTCGAAATACAGCAATGGCTAACCAGATAAAGAAAAAAGGATATGATGATTATTCAATATCTTGCGGAGTTGATGAAGAAGAAAGTATTATTGACTTCCGAGATGCAGGGCTTCCAGCACGTAGGGCTATTGTCACACCGGGAAGCCGCAAATATACTTTTGAGTGGTTACAGTGCCGAACATTAGTCATTGATCCGGCACGAACGCCTAGAGCATACAAGGAAATTATTAATTATGAACATGAAGTAGATAGCAATGGAGAAGTTATCGCAGATTATCCAGATGGTAACGATCACTGGATAGATTCTCTTAGGTATGCGACAAGTCCATTGTCGATGAGAAGGGGGAACAGTGCATAATGTGTAAATTTTGCGATGAATTAGCTTCTTGGAAAGAATGCCATGATAATCCAGAATACAAGAAGAATAAATATATATACGGCTGTATGTTGTACATATACATGAAAGACCGAAAAGGGAGCATTACTTCCAGACCGTTTGACCTTAATTATTGTCCGATGTGTGGAAAAAAGATAGCGACAGGTGACTAAAATGTTAGATAGGTACTTTTCAGATAAAATAAATAAATTCTTAAGCATCGGTTTAAAAATATATGGATCATCTGACATTAACGAAATCTTAAAAGTTGTAGAATATGAAGACATTATTGTGCGAGATACTTCTGTAAGATGGATGGATTTTAAAAGGTAGATTAAATGGGACTTATAACAACGCTAAAAAGGTGGTTTAACATGATTTTTAAAAAGCAAGCCGAAGAGGACTTTAACATCCAGGCAGCAGAATTTCCAGAGATGGAATCACTGATTAATAAATGTGCGAACATATATCGAGGCGTTCCATACTGGCTAGATGACAAGAATAATATCAAGACGATTAATTTCGCGAAATCTGTCTGCTCAGAGACAGCACGGCTCGCAACATTGGCGATCGGCATTCAGATTGATGGTTCCGCAAGGGCTACGTGGCTACAGGAGCAGATTGACAAGGTATATTTCCAAATCCGTCACTGGGTAGAATATGGCTGTGCTTACGGAACAGTATTTATTAAGCCAAATGGGGAAGGACTTGACGTATTTACTCCAGCAGATGTGATGATAGTGGACTACGACAATCAGGAGATTAAAGGGATTATATTTAAGGATTCTTATACTGTTGGACGGAAATACTACACACGGCTTGAATATCATAGGTTTGTTGAGACTACAATAGATAGAGTGACAACCTATCCGTATTATGTTTCAAACAGGGCTTATGTGTCAAAATCTCCTCAGTCAATCGGTGATAAAATCGACCTTAAACAGACCAAATGGGCTGACCTCATGGAAGACACGCCACCAATTCTCAAGGCAAACGGTGAGAAGCTGGATGGACCACTATATGGAGTACTACGGACACCACAGGCGAACAATGTGGACATTAGCACACCACTTGGACTTCCGATATTTGCCGAAGCCATTGAAGAGTTAAAAGACCTCGACATTGCATACAGCAGAAACGCCGGAGAAATTTTTGATTCGCAGAAGATTGTTCTGGCAGATGATAGACTGCTGATGCCAAGCGGTACACCTGTATCAGCCATGTCACCACAGGGCATGGAAAATAGACGAAATGAGATGCGATTACCGCACTTTGTCAAGAATGTATTCGGACAGGACGAGAAAGAGTTCTATCAAGAAATCAATCCACAGCTCAACACAGATACCCGCATAAGCGGCATAAATGCCCTTTTAAGCCAGTTAGGATATAAGATTGGATTCTCCAATGGCTACTTTGTATTTAACGAATCTAGCGGCATTCAGACAGCTACAGGAGTAGAAGCGGAACAGCAGAGGACAGTGCAGTTCGTCAAGGATGTAAGGGATAAGTTAGAGTCTTGCCTAGATGAAGTTATTTACGCATTGAACGTCTACGCTGATCTGTACGGGCTTGCACCGGTTGGGGCTTATGAAGTCAATTACGACTTTGGCGATATTCTGTATGTGCGTGAAAACGACCGTGCAAGATGGTGGCAGTATGTGACCACTGGCAAAGTTCCGGCATGGTTGTATTTTGTAAAATTTGAAGGATTCAGTGAAGAGGATGCGAAAGCTCTCGCAGAAGAAGCGAATAAGGAAAACAAAGCAAGTGGATTATTTGGGGATGAATAGTCTATGAAGATCAATAATCATGTTGGAAATGTACATATCAAATTCGATACAAAGCGAATTGACAGCAATTTGAAAGAAGCACAAACGAAACTGAATATGCAGATTGTAGCGGACTGCGAACCTTATGTACCTTTCCAGCAAGGAGCATTGAGAAGCAGCGTAAGATATCCGCAGGGAATTGATGGCGGAGAGATTGAATACAATACTCCTTATGCTCATTATCTGTACGCGGGAGAAGTATATGGTCCGAACATTCCGCTCAAGGATGCACAGGGCAATATTATCGGATGGACATCTCCGCCTAAAAAATCACCCACAGGGAGAAGATTACAATATCATACACCGGGAACGTCCGATCACTGGTTTGATCGTGCTAAGCAGGAACATCTATCTGATTGGGTGCGGCTTGTAAAAGAAACGGCAGGTGGTAAATAATGCTTCCACCAGAGTATTTCCACGGAAAAGAAAAAAGGATCCTTGCAATTTATCAGGAACTGGAAGATTTTATAATGACGGACATTTCCCGGCGTATTCTCCAGACTGGCGGAATGACTGCCACAGCTGATCGGCTTATCTGGAAGCTCACGCAAATAGGAGAAAGCAGAGTTGCCATTGAACAGAAATTGCAGAAGCTTACAAAAATGACACAGCCAGAACTTAGACGGATCCTGCAAAATGCCGTGATGACATCTTGGAATAATGATAAAGATATCCTTTTAGGGATTGATGAGAATATAAGTCCACCATTGGAAAATCCAGAAGTGATAGCGGTGATGGATGCAGAATTTAAAAAGACATTGGGAGAGCTTAGCAATCTAAGCAAGACGACCATAAATCAATCTCAACGTGATCTAATTAATCTGCTGGACAAAGCCGAAATCCGTGTTGCTTCCGGTGCGCAATCCTACACCACTGCAATTTGTGATGTGTTGGACAATTATGCCAAAAAAGGAATTATGGTGGATTATCCAACAAGCGGTGCAAAAAGAACCCTTGAAGCATCTGTGAGGTGCTGCGTAGTAACAAGTATGAACCAGACAGCGGCGCAGATCACTAATCAGTATATTGTGCAGGCAAAGACAAATTACGTCCTCGTATCAGCCCATCTGGGAGCTAGAACAGCACAGAAAGGACAGCCTCCTTGCGGAGATCATTCGTCCTGGCAGGGAAAACCTTACTCAATAGTTGGATCGGAACCGGGATATCCAAATCTTTTGGAGAGTACCGGATATGATATAAGTCCGAAAACCGGACAAGGAACCGTTGTGGATCCGCACGGACTGCATGGGTGGAATTGCAAGCATAGTCACCAGCCATGGGCAAAAGGATTACGGAATCCATGGGCGGACGAACACAAGATTGATTCTGAAGAGAATAAGAAGATCTACGAAGATACCCAGAAGCAGCGAGCTATGGAGCGCTCTATTAGAGCAACTAAACGCCAGCTGATAATGAAAAACGAAGAAATCAACTCAGACGATATACCAGACTCTGAAAAAGAAAAACTAAGATCGGAATATGATCGAATGGCTTTTAAGCTGACTAAACAGAATAAGGAGTATAATAAATTCTGCGAGGAAAACAATCTTGCAGCACAATATTACCGTAACAAGGTAGCAGACTTTGGATATAAGCAGCAGTCCAGGGCAAATGCAGGAGCAAAAAGATTTATGAGGGCAAAGTGAGGTAACTATGGACAGATGGGTGTATTTCAATCCAAATCCGGTAAGAGGACAGCGTGTAGGCGACTGTGCTGTCCGGGCGATATGTAAGGCTTTAGACCTTGACTGGGAAACGGTGTTTACCGGATTGATGGTACAAGCGTGTGCTTTATCCGATATGCCAAGTGCAAATTACGTATGGGGTTCATACCTGGCGAAGCAAGGATTCCATAGAAAGCTAGTGGAGCAGTCGGAGCGGTATATTTATACGGTGAATGACTTCTGTGTAGATCATCCGGCCGGCACGTACATTCTCTGCATAGATGGCCATGTGGTGACAGTGCAAGACGGCAAATATTTCGATACATGGGATAGCGGTAATGAGATCCCGGTATATTACTGGAAAAAAGGAGTAGCTGAATGAGCATATCAGAATTTATTCAATTTTTTCTTTCAATTTGCGGAGGGGTATCAATTGTTGGAGGGGCAGCAGCTGTTATTTTTAAATGGATTGCTCCGGCATTTCGGCTTAATAAGCGAGTGGAAATCCTGGAAGACCACGATAAAAGAGATTTTGAAACGTTAAAGAGAATAGCTGAGAGAGATTCCCTTATCCTGGAGGTCTTGTCAACCATGTTGGACAGTCAGATCAGCGGCGACAATGTAGAGGAATTAAAAAAAACAAAACAGAAGCTTACAAATTATCTTGCACAGAATCAGCGTTAATTGTATTAATAAGAGGTATGCTCATGAAATTATATGTGTTCACAAAGAAAGATATAGACAGGTTCTTGATAGAGTGTAATTTCACGCCGGACGAAGAAAGACTGTTCCGGTTGAGATGTAAGGAATACACTCTTGAATACTGCGCTGAACAAATGAATGTGAGTATATCTACAGCGAAACGATTAAGCCGCCGAGTAAATAATAAAATAATCAAAGTGTGTTGATACTTTTTGGGTACTAATTAGAACCAGAAACGACCTGTTTCCGGTTCTTTTTTTATGCAAAAATATAATCAGAAAGGCGGTGTATAAGATGGCATTATATAACAATCCTTATCAATACAGCTTTGGCGTTCCGGGGCAGATGAATCAGTTCCAGCAACAGCCTGTCCAGATGCCAGCTCAACCAGTACAGCAACCACAGCAGAATAACAATGGTATCCTGTGGGTTTCCGGCGAAGTAGGCGCAAAATCCTATCTGGTAGCACCCGGGACAAGCGTTTTATTGATGGATTCAGAGAGTGAAAAGTTCTATATAAAATCTACAGACGTTTCCGGTATGCCGCAGCCATTACGGACGTTTGAGTATCACGAGGTAGGCACTCAGATGCCACCTAAACAGCCTGCCCAGAACATGGATAATAAATACGTCACCAGGCAGGAATACGACGATTTAAAAGCCAAATGCGACGCTATAGCAAGTAGATTAAATTCTTTTTCTGAACCTGTTAGGGCTAATACCGAACAAGAATCAGCAGTCAAGGGAGGAAACGCAGATGAGTAATCCACTATTTAACGCGCTTGGTGGTGGGATGCCACAGGGAAACGGACCAATGCAGATGATACAGCAGTTTATGCAGTTTAAGCAGAATTTTAAGGGAGACCCGAAAGCAGAAGTTGAAAAAATGTTACAGTCTGGGAAGATTTCCCAACAGCAGCTTAATCAAGTTCAGCAGATGGCAGGACAATTCCAGCACATGCTGAAAGGAATGAAATAGTACATTACAATCTGGCCAGATTGATGTAAATACACAATAAAGGAGATTATAACTATGGATGGAAATTATAGCTTATCAGACATTGCCGCTGCTACTGGAAATGGTAGAAATAATGACGGCATGTTTGGTGGAGATGGAGCATGGTGGCTTATCGTACTTTTCTTGTTCGTATTCTGCGGATGGGGAAACAACGGCTGGGGCAATAATGGCAATGGCGGCGGATATGCAGCCACAGCAGCTACTCAGGCAGACATCCAGAGAGGATTTGACAATTCCGCGGTGATCAGCAAGCTTGACGGAATCAATAGTGGCCTCTGTGATGGCTTTTATGCCATGAATAATGGTATGCTTACAGGATTCAATGGAATCAACACAAACATCATGCAGACCGGCTTTGGAATCCAGCAGGCAATCAATGCCGATACTGTAGCCAATATGCAGAATACAAACGCATTGCAGGCGCAGCTTGCGAACTGTTGCTGTGAAACCAGAGAAGCGATTCAGGGCGTAAACTACAATATGGCGCAGAACACCTGTGCATTGCAGAACACCATGAACAACAGCACCAGAGATATTCTGGACAATCAGAACAGCAACACCCGTGCCATTCTTGATTATCTTTGCCAGAAAGAGACAGCAGACCTTAGAGCAGAGAATCAGGCACTTAAACTGGCGGCTTCTCAGTCCGCACAGAATGCTTACATTGCGGCAAATCAGGAAGCACAGACAGCGGAACTGATTCGTAGGATAAATCCTATGCCTGTGCCATCCTACGTAGTCCCAGCGCCATATCCATATTCTGGATGCGGATGCAACACCGGATGTAATTGCTGATAACTTCATATCGAGAGTATCTTTCGATTGATTCGGATGTCGGCTTATGCCGTTTTACACAGAGGGGCAGGCTGAGACCTGTCCTTTTTGTTATATGAAAGGAGTATTTTTATGGCAGAATTTACAAATGTGGCTGCTCAGACTGTAGCAGCAAAAGGAAATGTAGTATTTTCAAACACAGCAGTTAAGGGCTCTAACTGTATTCAACACAGAGAGGGAAGCGGAATCATTACCCTGAGAGGATTAACTAACCAGTGCAAAGCTAGATTTTTCGTAGACTTCTCCGGCAATATTGCAATTCCAACAGGCGGTACTGTCGAGGCTATTTCTCTGGCCATTGCAATCTCTGGCGAACCAGTTCTTTCTTCTCAGATGATTTCTACACCGGCAGCAGTAGACCAGTATAATAATGTGTCCTCTGGCATCTATATTGACGTACCTCGTGGCTGTTGCGTTAATATCGCAATAGAGAACACTAGCGATCAGGCAATTTCTGTTGCGAACGCAAACGTTGTCGTGACTAGAGAAGCTTAGGAGGTGCAGTTATGAGAGATATTAAAGATTTATGCGCAAGAATAGAAGACGAACTGTCAAAAATCGCTGACAATGGTTTGACCACTGGAAACCTGGATATGGCATATAAGTTGATTGATATGTACAAAGATATCAAGAACACTCAGTATTGGGACAAAAAGGTGGAATACTACAACACTGTCCTTGATGAGATGAAAAACGGATACGGTGATCAGTATAGCGAACGAGGTCGCAAACATGACAGCATGGGGAGATACAGCCGCAGTGATGGAAGAATGATGTACCCGGATTATGATCGTGGCAGCTCTTACGGTGATGAAAGTCGTGACTACGGAACCGGAAGAGGGTACTATAGTCGCTCCGATGGACGAGATGCTTATAGCGACTATATGACACAAAAACAAAGTTATCGCTCTGGAAAGTCAGAGGAATGCAAGAGGAAAATGCTTTCCGCACTAGAAAAACACCTAAACGAACTCGCAACAGAATTGAGCGATATGTCCAAAGACGCAGAGTGCCGGGAAGAACGTGATCTTGTTAAAAGATACGTTGAAAAACTGAGAAGTATGCTTTGACTCTTGTAAATGTGGGGACAACTTTTTTTTCAGAATGTGATACTATAATCTTGCAAGGCATGGTGAACCTTGTAGGGCTTGCTGATTAGAAGTTTTTGCTTTCTTTTTCGCTTCATGTCCTCCTTTCTTTTGTGAATATGTCCTTAATAGAAACAGATTCGAGCGGAATCTGGAGGTTGAAAAGCGGATGCAATTTCCGACATATTCATTAGTCAGTTTGACTGGTTGGTAACACCTCCTTATAAATGAATCAACATTTCCGTGAAAATCGGATAGTGGCAGGCATAACACGATAAATACCTTGCTAACCCGGGAATCCGGGTTAATGGAATGTAGCTCAGTGGTAGAGCAGTAGCCTTATAAGCTATGTGCCGCAGGTTCGATTCCTGCCATTCCGATTATAGGTTTATCCTTATCCTGTGGACTGGAATTTAATCCAAATAGTCCCGAAAAGGTGTCTTCTGGGAAAGTGGCAACTATTGGCAGTGTTGCGGCGGTCTGTAAAACCGTTCCCTCGTGGTAAACATTATAGGTTCAATTCCTATCTTTCCCATTACCTTGCCAGTGGTCTAACTGGCTTAATCCATTTACCTGCGGCGGCAGGTCAATAAACACGACCAGGAGGATGTATGCAGAAACTTATTGACACATTAAAATCATTTGGAATTGAGATCTCGGAGGATAAACAGGCAGATGTGAAAAAGGCACTCTCTGAGCATTATAAGAATGCTAAGGAAGTTGCAAAAACTCTGTCGAAAGTTGAGAGCGAACGTGATGACTGGAAAGAACGTGCTGAGACAGCAGAAAAAACCTTAAAAGGTTTTGACGGTATCGACCCGGCGAACATTCAGACAGAGCTTGCTGAATGGAAGAAGAAAGCCGAGGATGCAGAAAAGGAATTCAATGCGAAGATCTATGACCGCGATTTTTCAGACGCACTTAAAACAGCACTTGATGATGTTAAATTTTCCAGTGAGGCTGCAAAGAAGTCTGTTATGGCAGACATTAAAGAAGCCGGATTGAAGCTGAAAAACGGTAAAATCCTTGGGCTGAATGACTTGATCGAGCAAATGAAACAGACTGACGCATCCGCTTTTGTAGACGAATCTCAGCAACAGGCTCAGCAGAACCAGGCAAGGTTTACTACTCATGTTGGACAGCAGCGGACACCGGGGAACATGACAAAGAAAGATATTGAAGCAATCAAAGACCCGTCCGAGAGACAGGCTGCAATTGCTCAGAATATCCAGTTATTCCAGTGATTTTTTTACACCGACTATGCATCAGAGCGTAGCCGCTAACCCAATACCTTAACAATTATGGGTAGAAAGGATTTTTTTATATGGCAGCAAAAGCTAATCTTATTATGACTAATGATATTCAGGTAAAGGCACGTGAGATTGACTTTGTTACCAGATTCGAAAGAAACTGGGAACACTTACGTGAAATCCTTGGTATCATGCGTCCAATCAAAAAGACACCCGGAGCGGTTCTTAAATCAAAATATGCAGAAGGTACATTACAGAATGGAAATATTGGTGAGGGTGAGGAAATCCCTTACAGCAAATTCGTTATAAAAGAAAAGCCCTATGCAGAAATGACTATTGAGAAGTACGCAAAGGCTGTATCTATCGAAGCAATCAAGGATCACGGTTATGAGAACGCAGTTCAGATGACCGATGATGAATTCCTTTTCCAGCTTCAGACCAATGTTACTGAAAGATTTTACAACTATTTGAAAACAGGTACTCTCTCATTTACAGAAACTACTTTCCAGATGGCTCTGGCAATGGCTAAGGGTCGTGTAGAAAACAAATTTAAGCAGATGCACAGAAATGTGACTGGCGTTGTTGGATTTGTCAACATTCTGGATGTGTACGAATATATCGGCGCAGCTGATATCACTATTCAGAACCAGTTCGGTTTCCAGTATATGAAAGACTTCCTGGGATTCAACACAATCTTCCTGTTATCTGACAGTGAGATCCCGAGAGGAACAGTTATTGCTACACCTGTTGAGAACATCGTTCTTTACTACGTGGATCCGAACGAATCTGATTTCGCAAGAGCAGGTCTTGTTTACACTGTATCCGGCGAAACAAACCTGATCGGATTCCACACACAGGGCAATTACAACACAGCAGTGTCTGAATCATTCGCAATCATGGGACTTACCCTCTTTGCAGAATATATTGACGCTGTTGCTGTCGGAACTATCAACACAACTCAGACACTTGGAACTCTAACTGTAAACTCCGCAGCAGGAAGTAAAAGCGGAGATACAAAAGTGACTGTCACTCCGACAAAAGCAAGCGCAGGAAATGTGTACAAGTACAAAGTCGCATCTTCTGAGACTACCGTAGACTATGGACAGAACGTGAAGAGCTGGAGCGCATGGGATGGAGAATCCGACATTACAGCAACAACAGGACAGGTAATCACAGTGGTTGAGTGCGACAGTACCTATAAAGCACTGAGCGCCGGACATGCGACTGTAACAGCAAAATGATGATCGTTAGAGGTAACTGGCATGGCTTATGCAGATTATAAATTTTATACAGAATCATTCGGCAATGTCGTGCCAGAAGCCGACTTTCCACGACTGGCAGAAAGAGCTAGTGATTTTGTGGACACAATGACATTTGACAGGCTGGTGGACGGGCTGCCGACAAATGAACGTTCACAGAAGCGCATCAAAAAGGCGGTCTGTTCATTGGCTGAATTAATGTATCAGCTGGAACTTGCCGAGAAAAATGCAACTTCTTACGCCACCATGAATGGATCCTCTGTATCAACCAGACCTGGTGAATATGGTTTAGTAACAGATGGTGACGGAAACATTCAGCTAGTAAGAGGAGCATCGGCAGAAAACAGCAAGGTAAATGCTCGACTTGTATCAGACGCAAGTGGCAATGTTGAGCTGATAAACAGCAAGGAAGATTCTGGTGATAAAAATACCGGGATCGTAACTTCTATAAGCTCTGGCAGTGAATCCATTTCCTACGCCACGCCTCAGCAGATTGGATCAAGTGCAAAGGAGTGGAGTGCGGTGTATGCCGCCGCCGGAGATGTGCAGAAAACGAACGACTTACTCTTAAAGACAGCGTTACCGCTTCTGATTGGAGTAAGGACGGATGATGGAATACCAATTTTATATGCAGGAGTGTATTGATATGAAAAAGTTATTTATTTCTCAGCCCATGAGGGGCAAGACAGATGAGGAAATTCTTGCAGTGCGAGAAAAAGCGATTAAAAGCGCAGAGAAGCAGGTTGGTGAACCTGTAGAAGTAATTGATTCTTTCTTTCAGTCAGCACCAGTTGACGCAAAGCCACTTTGGTATCTGGGTGAATCCCTTAAACTTCTTGCAGAAGCTGATGTGGCGTTCTTTGCTAAAGGATGGGACGAAGCCAGAGGGTGCAAGATTGAGAATACTTGCGCTATTGAATATGGAATTGAGACCATTATTGAGGACTACAGAAAGGACTAAGCTATGGACATTTCAACACTTGGCTCATGTGTCGCAATCGTTATGATTTGCTACATCGTAGGAATGGGTTGTAAAGCATCAAAAAGAATCTCCGATGAATGGATTCCGGTAATCATGGCGGTTATTGGCGGAATTCTCGGAGCTGTCGGGATGGGAGTCATCCCGGATTTCCCGGCAACGGACTATATAACAGCAGTTGCGGTCGGTATGTTTAACGGATTGTCAGCAACCGGAGTGAATCAGGTTATTAAGCAGACAGTACAGAAAGAATAATTAAGGAGAGGGTATCATGTATAGCAAAACTGTGACGATTTTTGATTATTACGAATCAGCCACGACAGGAGATGCGTACTGGTATCCTCATGTTTTATCTGGTGTTGACCTCATTACGGACAAAGGGGCAATCCTTAAAAAGTACGGACCAGATGCAACTGACAACGCACAGTTACACATCCGTTATATTGTCCAGAACGGCGATATAACCATTGCTGATAAGGATGGAAAGATTCTCCCGTGGATACCGCCCAAAGAGTGGAAAGGGCAGATTAACAACGCTCTGGAAGACACTATCACATTCTCAGATGAGTCGTTCTTCTGGGAGGGTGAATGGACTGGTGGAGCGGTAATTGACAGTGATTATCGAAATGGATTCTATCAGTACATGAACGAGAACAAGGATAACGTGTTCAAGATTACCAGCGTGGGCGGTCCGTATACGCTGATACCACATTTTGAAATTTTAGCAAAGTGAGGATGATAGATATGGATGTTTTTACCAGATGCGGAATATTGAAAATAAAAGATGAGAAAATATTTGAGCCAAAAGCGATTATTGAAATGAATGACTCTTTTAGCGTATTTGTAACAAAATATCCGAATTTATTACAACGTTTTTTTATAAGAGCTTTTTTAGGATGGAAAATCAAGAAGGTGGATAGTTGATGGCGGATAATAAACCGATCGGCAAGGACGCAGAGGGATATGAGATTCTGACAGAAGCAATGAAAGCTCTGCTGAATCAGTATCCTGGGCTGTATGAAAACGAAACAATCAAATACGAGGAACTGGGAACTGATAGCGGTATCTCATTCTTTGCGGATACAGGAGCATTAATCTATTCAGAAAAAGAGGATGTATGCGGAATGATGCACCAGGTGTGCCAGTATCCGTTTATCGTGGTTTACCGTACAGCTTCCGAAAAGGAGCGCCAGAAGCTATCTGTTCAGAAGTTTCTGGACAACCTTGGCAAGTGGATTTGCCGTGAACCAGTCACAGTAGATGACACTGAGACGCGCTTATCCGCTTTTCCAGAGCTTTCAAGAGGAAGAGTGATAAAACGCATTACCAGGGATAATTCCTACGGTACAGAGCCGCAGGAGAACGGTGTACAGGACTGGTTACTTCCGATCACAGTCAAATATGAATATGACTGGGAAAAATGGTGATTACACCAATTAAATATAATAACTAACCGGCTATCAATCGGAGATAGTCGCTAACCTACACAGCCTTTTAAGAGTTATAGGCAGAAAGGACATTTCTATGGCAGTTACAGGCAAAATTGACCGTAAATACATGGCTCATTATATCGATGCAGGTTCTCTCTGTGGAGGACTGACACCGAAGTATGAGCGTCTTGGAAAAGATCTGGAAGAGTACAATGTAGAACTCAATCCAGACACCGAAACATCTAAAAATATTCTTGGAGAATCCACATTTAAACATAACGGCTATGAAGTTTCTTCTGATGCCGATCCGTTCTATGCGGACACTACATCTGGTCTGTTCACGGCGCTGCAGAAGATTGTAGACGGACGTCTCAAAGACGATAACCTCAAAACAAAAGCAGTTGAGGTTCACCTTTGGACAGAAGCCACAGCAGGCAAATATGAAGCATACCAGCAGGATTGCTACGTTGTGCCGACCTCCTACGGCGGTGATACATCCGGATATCAGATTCCATTTACCGTCAACTATACCGGTGAACGTGTAAAGGGAAAATTTGATATCAGTTCCGGTACATTCACAGCTGACAGCGAATAAGCACATATACAAGGAGGACATGCTGAATGGCAAAAGTAATTAATACCAAAATTGATGATGGAATTCTCATTTTTACATTTACCAACAACAAAGACGAAGTTTTTTCTTCTTTCAAGCTGAACCCGACGGACATTAACGTAGCAGCACGCGCAGAGGAACTGACAGAATATTTTGAACAATTCAAAGATTCTATTCAGAAAGTCACTTCTGGTAAAGAAATGGCTGAACTGAATAAACAGATCGAAGACAAAATCAACTATCTTCTTGGCTACGAAGCATCAAAAGACCTGTTCAAAGAGCCGATCACAGCGACTACTGTTTTCGGAAATGGCCAGGTTTTCGCTTACATCGTTCTGGATAAAATCGTAGAAGCAATTGCACCGGAAATCGAAAAGAGAAAGAAGAAAATGCAGGCAGCAGTCAATAAGTATACGGAGAAGTATACAAAATGACCGCCTATGAGCTTCCCACCTCACTAAACATAAGTGGGGTGGATTTTTCTATCAGAACGGATTTTCGAGCAATTATTGATATTCTGGTCGCCATGAATGACCCAGAACTGGACGAGCAGGCGAAAGCAGTTGTTTTGTTGCAGATTCTGTTTGAGGACTGGCAAAGTATACCGACTGAATGTCTGGATGAAGCTTGTCAGAAAGCATCAGAGTTCATCGACTGCGGACAATCTGACGACAATCCGAACCACCCAAAACCCCGATTAATGGACTGGGAACAGGACGGAGATATGATCGTTCCGGCTGTAAACAAGGTTGCTGGTAAAGAAATCAGAGCAGTGCCATATATGCACTGGTGGACATTTTTTGGATATTTCATGGAATCCGGCGAGTGCCTGTTCAACACAGTTGTTGGAATCCGGTCAAAAAAGGCAAAAGGTGAACGCCTGGATAAATGGGAAAAGAAATTCTATCAAGAGAACAAGAACATTATTGATATAAAAACACGTCTCAGCGATGATGAGCAAGCTTATAAAGATAAGCTGAATGAGATGTTGAACCTCAAATAGTTAGGAGGTGGACACATGGCTGCTGATGGCTCAATTATTATTGATACCAGAATAGATACTGATGGAATATCGTCTGGCGTCAAAGAAGTACAAGCGGCATTTAAAAATTTAGCAAACTCGGTCAAGGAAATAAATGCAAATATTAATAGCATATTTCACGATGGATTTGAAAAACTCGAAGATTCGTTTCAATCTTTACAGCAAAAATCAGAAAAAGTTGAAAACTCTATGGACAAAATGGGGAATTCGGCAAAAAAAACAGGCGCCACGGTTTCTAGCTCATTTAATAAAATGGACACTTCCGGTGCAAGTCGAAAAGTAAATCTTTTAGGGCGTCAGTTTGAAGGATTAGGAACGATAGTAAAGCGAATTGGCTTTCTGGTTGGCTCTGCTTTTGCTGTTGGCAAGCTAATTCAATTTGGTAAGGAATCTATAGAGCTTGGTTCCGACCTCACAGAAGTTCAGAACGTAGTCGATGTTACATTTACCACCATGTCCGACAAAGTAAATGAATTTGCAAAGAACGCTATGACCTCAGCCGGACTGTCAGAAACAATGGCAAAAAGGTATGTCGGAACGTTCGGAGCAATGTCTAAGTCGTTCGGCTTCTCTGAGGCACAGGCTTATGATATGTCAACGGCCCTGACGCAGCTGACTGGTGACGTGGCTTCATTCTATAACATCAGTCAGGACTTGGCTTATATCAAGCTGAAATCAGTTTTTACAGGTGAAACGGAAACACTCAAGGACCTCGGCGTGGTAATGACCCAGTCAGCACTTGACCAGTATGCACTGGCTAATGGCTACGGCAAAACCACATCTGCTATGACTGAACAGGAGAAAGTTGCTCTCCGTTTTGCTTTTGTACAGGAACAGTTATCAGCCGCATCCGGTGACTTCATTCGTACTTCAGACAGCTGGGCGAACCAGGTACGAGTAATGCAGTTGCAGCTACAATCTCTCAAGGCAACAGTCGGACAGGGATTGATTAATATTTTTACGCCTGTTATGAAAGTTATCAATATTCTGCTTGGTAAACTGGCAACTCTGGCAAATGCTTTCAAGTCATTCACAGAACTGATTACTGGCAAGAAGTCCTCTGGTCAGACAAGTGGAAGTGGCGCAGGACTTGCCGGAACAGGCGCGATCGCAGATACAGCAGATCAGTATGGACAGGCGGCGGATAATGCAGAGCATCTTGCAGATGCCACGAATGACACTGCTAAAGCTACAAAAAAGGCAAATAAAGAAACAAAAAACTATCTTTCATCGCTCGATGAAGTACACAAGGTTAGCTCCGCAGAGAGTGCATCTTCAACTCCTTCCGGTTCTGGTTCTGGTGGAACTGGCTCTGGGGGCGGAGGATTGCCGAGTTCGGTTGGCAGTGTGGACTATGGCAGCCTGGCAGAGGGCGAAAACGCACTTGACAAGATTAGTGATTCTGCTAAGAAACTAGCCGACCTTCTTAAAAAACTCTGGAAGCCATTTAAGGACGCTTGGAAAAAAGAGGGTAAGAATACTATTAATGCGGCGAAAACCGCACTTGATGGACTCAAAAAGCTCGCTGTAAGTGTAGGTAAAAGCCTTGTAGAGGTCTGGACAAACGGCACGGGCACAACGATGCTTACGACCATGCTGAGGATTGCTCAGAACGTACTTAAGACCGTTGGGAATATCGCTTCCGGCTTCGCAGATGCTTGGAATAAGAACAATGTCGGAACACAGATTATCCAGAACATTGCAGATGCTCTTGTAGTAGTTATGCAGTTTGTTGAGAAAATCGCAGAGGATACAGCGACATGGGCGGCGAATCTCAACTTTTATCCGCTATTGGAATCTATCAGCAATTTAACCAGTACATTTGCTCCAATTTTAGAATCCATCGGAAATGTTCTTGAATGGATTTACAATAATATCGTTCTTCCGATGCTGAAATGGCTGATTGAAATAGGAATTCCAACAGTGATTAACCTAGTGTCTGATTTGTCAGGTTTTTTTGCAGACCATCAGTCAATCATTGAGGCATTCGGCGCAGCTCTGATTGGAGCATTTGCAGCAGGAAAGATCGCGGTACTGGCTAAAGGCATCAGCGGAAGTATTGGTACAATTATGACATATGGAAAAGGTCTTATAGCTCTGATGACTGGGGCGGGTGGAATTATAGGTGGTATTAAAGCTATCGCAACAGCTATCGGACCAGGGGGAATATTCGCTATTGCCGTTGGAGCTTGCATTGCGATTGGCGTTTTACTGTACAAAAATTGGGACAAAATCAAAGAAGTTGCAGGAATCGTAGCATCTGCTGTTGTTGGCTTCTTTAAAACAATGGGCAAAGGTGTAAGTATGATTCTTTCTGATCTGAAAGAAACCGTTACTGGAATCTTGGATGCGATAGGAACACTTGTTTCAAATGTCGTTTCTTCGATAGTTAAATTTGTTACTTCAAAGACGCGAGAAATGGCAGAAGCGGCAACCAGAAAAATTAGCGACATGAAAGAAAAAGCTTCAACTTTATGGAACGGTATGAAAGCCAATGCAAGAGAAACCTGGGAGAATATCGTGACGATTGTGGGAAATAAAGTCGCAGCTATCCGCGATGCTATTGTAAACAAATTTACATCGGCAAGAGACAGAGTGGTGGAAATTTTTGGCGGTATCCGTGATACCATCCGGGATATTCTAAACAAAGTCATCGGAATTGCAAACAGCGCTATTGGAACTGTAAACAGTGCAATCGGCGGCATTGAATCAGCATTTACATTTGGACCGTGGAAGGTTCCAACTCCGTTTGGCTCAAGGACAATTGGATTTACAGCTAATTTCCCAAGAGTTCCTACAATTCCATATCTTGCAAAAGGTGCCGTTATCCCGCCAAGATCAGAGTTCCTTGCAGTGCTTGGAGATCAGAAGAACGGACGCAACCTGGAAGCACCAGAAGACCTGTTAAGACAGATCGTAAGAGAGGAAACAGGTGCAAATCGGAATAGTGGCGGAAATTACAGATTTACCGCTCAATTGAACCGTAGAACGATATTTGATGAGATGATTGATGAAGCAAAGTTAAGACGTGACGCAAGCGGTACGAATCCGTTTGAGCTGGCATAGGGGGTGAGAACGTGGCATTTTCGATAAGCAAATCAATAACTGATAGATACAAGATAAATGGGCTTCTCATCCCTCAGCCAGATGAGGACATGCAGTGTAATTTTGAGACCACCTATTCAGAAGGAAGTAACCGAACTCAAAAAGGAGTTGCGCTAATAACTCCACTTTTTACAGTTATGCAATATAGCTATAAAGCCACCAATGTGCCAGTTGATGAGAAATCAACTAATCTGGTAAATGCAATTATTAAAGGAAAGCCATTCATTTTACATCACTGGTTAGCACACAAAAATGAATGGCGTTCAGAAAAGTTTTACGTGGGAAAAATGAATTACAACATAAAACAAGTTGGGGAATACTATTCCGAAATATCATTTAATATGCAGGGGGTGAATCCACTTGATTAATGTATCAAACACTTTTAAAGAAAAATTGCAGGACGGTGAGCAAGTAATTGAAATCGTGGATATCACCTTTGCTGACGGAACAAAAAAGACACTTGAAAACGAGATTATGATCGGCAACAATGAATTTTCTGATTGTGCGGAGAGTAGCAGCTTCCCGGTCGGCGCTACAGTTTGCAAAACAATGAAGCTTGAACTGGACAATACAGAGGATCAGTGGAAAGATTATAATTTCTATCAAGCTAAAGTACATGCCTATTTGAAACTCCAGACTTCCGTAGCAGAACCAGCCAGTGAATCAATTTGGATGGATGATTTTTATGAGCCGATTTTAGACACTGATGGAAACAGCATAGTTCTGTCCAGAGCCGCGTCGGAAGACCGATATGAGACGATTGATAAGGGTGTCTATACAATTACCACGCCAGAGCAATATGGAGAAATATTGAGCTTTACGGCGCTAGACGACATGTATAAAACCAACGCTAAATATTATAGCGCTCTGACACTTCCACAGACAGTTATAGCGCTGGTAAGAGACACTTGTGAGAGTTTAAATATCCCTATGGGATTTTCTTCTATGGCGCATGGAAATGTTGTTGTTACGGCACTCCCAGATAATATGACATTCCGTCAGTTGATTGGATGGGCGGCAATGCTAGAGACAGCAAACGCCAGAATTGACAACAGAGGTTATTTGCAGTTTATAAAATGGAATTTTGGAGCTGTCGAAAACGGCTCCTTAGTTCCGTTTAAATTAGAGGATTACGTGAGTAGTCCTACACTTTCCAGTGATGATATTGTAATTACTGGTATCAGAGTAAAAAACAAAGAATCGGAATCCATGTTTGGAACTGCTGGATATGTGTTGGAGTTAGAAAACAATCTTCTGTCTGACAGTGACCTCGGAACTGTAGCGGCATGGATTGGTGGTAATCTGATCGGAGCTAGATTCCGAAATCTGCAAGGAGATCTGATTTATAATCCTCTGTTAGAGTTTGGCGACATGGCATATAGCTTTGATCGGAACGGAAATAAATATCTTACACCGATTACTGATGTATCATCTCCGTTAAATGGCATTACCACTGTAAAAACACAGTCAGATGATCCTATCCGAAACAGTAGCACATATATGTCGGAAGCTACAAAAGCACTGGTAGAAGCTAGACAACTTGTTAAGGATGAACGCACAGAGCGCGAAAAAGCCGTTGAAAGGCTAGCAAATACGCTTAAGGAGTCTGGCGGGCTTTATATGACAGAAGATCCACAGGACGACGGTAGTGTAATCTATTATATGCACAATAAGCCGACTCTGGAAGAATCAGATATCGTATGGAAACTCACGGCGGAAGCCATTGGAATTTCTACAGATGGTGGAAAAACCTATCCTTATGGATTTACTGTTACAGGAGAAATGATTACAAGGCTGCTATACGCCGAGGGAATCAATGCAAGCTACATCAATGCCGGCGCGCTGATCGTGCGTGACACAAACGGAAAGATTATCTTTTCAGCCGATATTGATAATAACCAGATTGTAATTGACGGCGCATCTGTGCGAATCGGTGCATCACATTTGGACGGACTGTTAAACAGTATGCAAGGTCAGATTGACGGAAATATCAATACCTGGACCGGGACTCCTGCACCTACACTTAGCAATTACCCGGCAAACGAGTGGCTAACTGATACAGAAATGAGTAAGCATGTAGGTGATCTGTATTATGATGGAGACAGCCATGCTTACAGATTCCGCAATGATGGAAAAGGGTATTACTGGGAAAGATTAAAAGACACGGACGTAACAAAAGCATTACAGGATTCTGAAGATGCATTGACAGCGGCTAAACAGGCGCAGGAAGCGGCGGCCCTTGCCAAGAACATGACCTTGCAGTTGAGTAACGAATACCAAGGTATTTCTGTTGATTCTGATGGAAATTACGGAACGTTTCCAGGCAACGTGAGTACGCAGGCAGTCGTGATGTACGGAACACAGGATATTACATCTGATTGTAATTTTACAATTATCAAATCAGATAGCGTAACAGGGTCCTGGAATAATGCGACCAAGACATACACGGTAACAGCATTATCCGCTGACGATGGATGGGTAGACATCAAAGCAACATATATCAGTGTTCTATCAGTAGTTAAGAGATTTTCGCTGGCTAAAATTTACGCTGGGAAAAAAGGCAAAGATGGCGTTGACGGCCTCCAGGGGCCAAAAGGAGAACAAGGTGTACCTGGTAGGACATATTTTCTTGAAAGCCCATCATATGTTATTAAGCAACGCGCGAATGGCAGTGTAGCCCCGAGCTATATTACT